GCTTATATGGGCTCACTTTGGGTTCACACGGAATTGATCACAAAATAACCCCCAAAAATAAAATCAACCAGCAGTTTTTATAACTATTTAGATATATAATTGGACAAGCAATATATGGTCACTATATGTGCAGCTGATTTAATTATCTGTGATGACCTTGAGGGGGATGAACAGGTTCAATCTAAAGATCGACGTGAGAAGTTACACAAATGGTTCTATGCTGCGTTATTACCTTGTCGTTCTAAAGACGGTATTGTACGTATTGTAGGAACTGTTATGCACATGGACAGCTTGCTTAATAAGTTAATGCCTCCAGACTATGATGGTGATCACACTATTGTAGAACCACTTAAGACTTATTCTAATCGTAAGAGAGTTGAATGGTTATCAGTTAGATACAGAGCTCATTCAGAAGACTTTAAACACGTCCTATGGGACACACGATACACTGCAGAGTACTTTAAAGATAAGCGTGATGATATGACTAAACAGGGTATCCCTGAGGTCTACTCACAAGAGTACCTTAACTACCCTATCAATGAAGCTACAGCTTATTTTAAACGTAACGAGTTTATTGAGATACCCAAACATGCGCTTGACGCAATCACACACAAAGAAAAGAAACTGGTTTACTACGCTGCAGTTGACTTTGCTATCAGTACACGAGACCGCTCTGACTACACTGTTATTGCTATTGGTGGTATTGACAGTGATGGCATTATGAACATCATAGACATTCGCAGGGGCCGTTGGGATGCTCTTGAGATTGTTGATGAGATGTTTAGTGTTCAAAGAAAGTATGACCCTCAATGTATTGTTACTGAAAAGGGTGCTATTGAAAAGGCTATTGGTGCTATCCTACGTAGGGAGCAAATCAGTCGTCAAGTTTATATGAGCTTGAGACCCATGACTCCTACTAAAGATAAACAATCACGTGCTAGGTCTTTCCAAGCAAGATTTAAAGCAGGTGGTGTTAAGTTTAATAAAGGTGCTGAATGGTATCCTGAGCTAGAAGAGGAAATGGTTCGTTTCCCTAAAGCTAGACATGATGACCAAGTGGATGCTCTTAGTTGGCTAGGGTTGGTTGTAGACCAAGTTCACAATGCTGACACTCCCGAAGAGGAAGAAGAGTATGAATACCTATCAGCACTATCCTCTCAACAAGATGGACGTTCTGCAACTACAGGGTACTAAATGGAACTAGACGTTAAAATTAAAATGGATAAGCTTCTTTCATCTCCAAACATAGCTGATATGTTAGATGATGAGTCTTTGCTTACAATCGGTGAACGAGTTGTTAATGAGTTTATCCTAGATAAAGAATCCCGTAGTCAATGGGAAAAGCGTGTAGAAGAAGCAATGAAGTTAGCTCTTCAAGTCGCTGAGACTAAATCTTTCCCTTGGCCTAATGCTTCTAACATTAAGTTCCCGTTAGTTACTATGGCAGCTTTACAGTTCCATAGTAGGGCTTACCCAGCTTTAGTACCTTCAGGTAATCTAATTAAAATTGATACTGAAGTAGAACACATTCAAGACCCAGCACAACAAGCTATGGTTATGGCTAAGAACAAACGTGTTGAAAAACACATGTCTTACCAAATCCTTACAGAGGATGACAACTGGGAAAGTGAAATGGATAAAGTCCTTATCACAGTTCCTATTGTTGGTTGTGCTTTCAAAAAGACATACTGGGATTTTAATGAAGATCATCCAATCTCAGAAAACGTTTTAGCTAAAGACTTTGTTGTATCCTATTGGACAAAGAACCTTAAAGACTGTACACGTCAATCACACGTGTTATACTTATCCGTTAATGATGTTCTCTCTAGACAGAGAAGAGGTATATGGTCTGACATAGACCTGCATCCAGTACACACTATACTAGGTGATGACTTATCATTAGCCCAAGATAAAGCTCAAGGTACTAATGTACCTAACCAAGACCCTTCAACACCTTATGAATTTATTGAACAACATCGCTGGGAAGACTTAGATGGTGATGGTTTCAAAGAGCCGTATGTTATTACAGTGCACCGTGAGTCACGTAAAGTTGTACGTATTGTTGCAAACTACTTTGAACGCTCTATCAAAAAGAATTCACAAGGTGAGATATTAAATATTAAACCTGAAAGTTACTTTACTAAGTACTCTTTCATTCCTTCTCCAGATGGTGGATTCTATGATATTGGCTTCGGCATTCTCCTTGGACCCCTCAATGAGTCTATCAATACGATTATTAACCAACTCGTTGATGCTGGTACTATGGCTAATACTGCTGGTGGATTCCTTAGCAGAGGGATCAAAGTCAGAGGTGGCAATTATAACTTTGCTCCTCTTGAGTGGAAGCATGTGGATTCTACTGGAGAAGATCTAGCTAAGGGTATTGTACCATTACCAGTTCGTGAACCTAATCAAGTTCTATTTACACTACTAGGCACTCTAGTTAACTATGGTGAGCGTATCATTGGTGCTACAGACATCATGGTAGGTGAGAACGTAGGTCAGAACACTCCAGCAGCTACTAGCCGTACAATGGCTGAACAAGGTAACAAAGTATTTGCAGGTATCTTTAAACGTATCTATAGATCTCTAAGTGAAGAGGTTAAGAAGATCTATCGTTTAAATCAATTGTACTTAGCACAAGAAGTTGAATATGCAAATGGTAACATTACATCAGAAGACTATCAAGGTAGTCCAGTAGACTTACGTCCAGCTGCAGATCCTCATGTAGTAACTGATGAGCAACGAATTGTACAAGCAGAAGCCCTACGTCAAGCAGCAATGCAAACACCAGGGTTCAACCAATACAAAGTTATGCACCGTTATTTAGAAGCATTGAAGGTGCCTAACATTGAAGAGATATTGCCTAACCCACAAGGACCAAATGCTATACCACCAGCACCAAATCCTAAACTACAGGTTGAGCAATTAAAAGCCGAAGAACGTAAGTTGTCATTACAAGTTAAGATGAAACTTGGCATGATGAAATTAGTTCAAGAGGCAGAGTTAAATAGAGCTAAGATAATGAAGTTAGAAGCCGAGGCAGTCAAGGCTATGGAAGAAGCAGGCGGTGTTAAGGAAGGTCATAAGATCGCAATGCTAGATGCTCAGATTGGCGCAGCTAAAGCCCAGCAAGACGGATTTCTTCGCTCTATTGAGATTATGATGAAAGCATCTGAAATGGAGAAAGTAGATGATTCTAACGGAGCAGGAGTTCCTGGATTGGAAGGAGCACCCGATAACAGCAGCCCTTTATAAGGCACTCAAGAAAGACCGAGAGTACATGAAGGAGCAGTTATGTCTTGGTAACGTAAGTAACGAAGACGAGTTAAGAGGAAGATGTAATGCAATTCTAAGTTTGTTATATTTAACATACGAAGATTTAGTAGAAGGACTAAGAGATGACAGCTAATACAAGTGGTATTACCCCAGTAGGACATCGTATTTTAATTAAGCCTTTAGTAACAGAACAGACAACAGAAAGTGGTATTGTTATCTCAGTAGGTGAAGCAGCAGACCGTGAAAGGTTAGCTCAGATTAAAGGTACTGTAGTTGAAGTAGGATCAACAGCTTACTCTGATCAACCAGAAGCTTGGTGTAAGGTAGGTGACGTAGTTACATTCGGTAAGTATTCAGGTCTTATTTACAAAGGTAAAGATACATTAGATAATGAAGAGTACCGAGTAGTTAACGATTTAGATATAGTATGTATTCACAAGGAAGGCTAGAAAATGTCAGAAGAACAAGTGTTAGATAATAGTTCTCAAGTAGAACCTCAGGTTGAAAAAGAGGCCCGTATCTTCGGTTGGGTTCCTAAAGAGGAATTCCGTGGTAGTGATGAAGACTGGGTTGATGCTGATACCTTTGTTAAACGTGGTAAAGAGATTAATCCGATCCTTCGTAAGAACAATGAAACGTTACTTAAGAAGCTTGACGAGAAGTCTAAAGAGATTGATAGCATTAAAGAGTCTGTAGAGGACATTGATGATCGTATTGATGCTATTAAAGAAGAACAACGTGAAGCAAAGCAGGAAGCCAAGCAACCTGAGACTAAGCCAACAACAACAACTGACATTCCAAATGACCCAGAGCTACAATCATGGGTAGAACGTAATCCTTGGTTTGGACAAGATGGTAACCAAGAGATGACTGATATGACCAATGGTCTAGGAGCTTCTATTCGTAGGCAGTTCCCTAACTTAGTAGGTCGTGCATTCTTAGATAAACTAGACGAACGAATTGCTGAGTACTTCCCAGCTAAAGTTGGTGGTAATAAAGCAAGAGGTAGTGCAGTAGACTCTACAGGTAATGTACGAGGCGGAGCTACTGGTGGTAAAAAGACTTATGACAGTTTACCAGCAGATGCTAAAGCTGCATGCGATAAGTTTGTTAAACAAGGTTTATTTAAATCACGTCAAGAATATGTTGACCTGTATGACTGGTCTTAAGGAGATAAGAAATGCCAAAAGCACTAACAATTGAAGAGAAAATTGAACGAGCAACTCAAGTACGCACTACAGCAGAACGAGTTACTTCAGAGAGAAAACGTAATGTCTTTAACGGGACTGAAGGTAAATTAGCAGTAGATCACAAGATTGAAGGTTACCATTTACACATCTTAAATGATACCCCAGGTCGTATTCAACAAGCTATAGAAGGTGGTTATGAGTTTGTTAAACCTAGTGAACTACAAAGTGTAAAAGATAATGTTGTATCACGTAATACAGACGTGGGAGATAAGGTACGTTTTCTTGTAAACCCTTCTGCTAAAGAAGGAGAGCAATACGCTTATTTAATGAAGATTAAACAAGAATGGTTTGATGAAGATCAACAAGCTCTACAAGAGAAAAACAATAAAACTGATGAAGCTATTCGTAATGGTCGTAACCTTAAAGGAAGTTCTGAAGGGTTCTATACGCCACGTGAAGGCATCAAATATCAAAACTAATTCTGAAAGGATTTAATTATGGCGAACATTAACCGCCCTAAGGGACTTATCCCAACACAAAATGCAGATGGTAGTCCATGGTCACAAGGTGCTACACTATTCTACATTCCTAATGACGGCTCTAACTCATACGCTATTGGTGACATCGTTCAATTAGCATCAGGTTCTGATACTCTTGGCGTTTCATCAATTACTAAGTGGGCAGGTACTGTTGGTGCTTCTACATTGCCAGTTGGTGTTATCGTTGGTATCCGTGTAGCTGACCCTGGTGTATCTTTAGTTGGTAACTCACTAGCTTTGGAAAAAACATACCTACCAATTAACTCAGGTGCTCATTACGCTTATGTTGTAACCGACCCTTCAACAGTATTTGAATTGCAAGGTGACTCTACAGTCTGGGCTACTTCAAATGCAAACAACAACTGTAACGTAACTATCACTGCTAACCAAACAACTCTTGGTAACGGAGCTCCTTACTCTAATACAGTTGCTACAGGTCCAGCTACTACTAACTCATTGCCATTCCAAATTCAAGGTATTATCCAACGACCAGACAATGGTTATGGTGCTTATGCTGCCTTGCTAGTGCGTTTCAACGTACATGCGTTTATGGGTCAAGTAACAGGCCGTACTGGCGTTTAATTAAAAGAATAGGAGAATAAAATGGCTGGTTTAATTACTACTGCAAGTCATCCAAAGGCCCTCTGGCCTGGTGTTAAACAATGGTGGGGTCAAACTTACGACGAACATCAAGTTGAATACACTGACTTGTTTGATTCAGAAACATCAAATCAAAACTATGAAGAAGATGTACAACTAACAGGCTTTGGTTTAGTTCAACAAAAACCTGAAGGTCAAGGCGTTCAGTACGATTCAGAAGTTCAAGGTTTCACAACTCGTTACACACATATCGCTTATGCTTCTGGTTACATTGTAACTAAAGAAGAATTGGATGATAACTTGTACGAGCAAGTAAGCCGTCGTCGTGCTGCTGCATTGGCTATGTCTTTCCGTCAAACAAAAGAAAACGTTGCAGCTAACGTTTACAACCGTGCATTCACTAACACTTACTCTGGTGGTGATGGTGTATCATTGGCTAATACTGCCCACCCTAACACTTCAGGCGGCACTTGGGCTAACCGTCCAGCTGTTGATGCTGACTTGTCAGAAGC